GGGGTACACACTGTGTCTCCGGGCGGGGGGTTTCCCTCGTTATCCCGGTGTTGGTATGAGCATGATCGAAGATCTAGTACCAGGCTATTGCTCAGCTCACTCGCCCTCAGAATAATGTTCTGAGAAGCTTGTAGCCGAAGTCGCAACAGTTGTTGTCTCTCCGGTAGCTCCCTCGAAAAGCGTGGGCAAGTCTAAAGACAAGCTCCCGTAACTCACGAGTTCTGTAAGGTCATATTCCTCACCACTTGGTAGCCTAAAGGCTACATCATGCTTGTTGACATATTGTCGTTCACGCATCAAGTACTGTGAGAGACCTACCTCTCCCCTTTTGAAGGCTTGCAACTTTGTTGCGATTGCCTCCATGGGAGGGTTTAACGGATATCCTATGCGGAGACGCTCCAAACGGAGGCTGTTCTCCAACACTAGGTACCGTTCTTGCCAGGTTGCCATGTCAAACCCTGTCTTGGGCTGATGCCTAAGCAGTTTCTGCTGATCTTCCAGACGAATGATCTGCTTTGCCATGTCAATCTCGTGCATATAGCCAGCTTGGTTCACGTACCTTTGGACGTGCCGCTGACCGGTATTTTCCCTGATTTTACCATCAGAGAGGAGTTCCTGACGAATCTGCTCAAAAGAGTAGCGCGGAACTTGTTCTGGAATCACCATTTGCAAGACCCTCAGGGAGAGATCTTGCAACGGTACGCCTCGTGCGTACCGATCAGCTCTGAAACGGCTGAGAGCGGCCTTTATAGGTATCGCATCATCCGTGAGCTGGATTTGGTTTCCACTCATCAAGTAGCCTATGGCTGCAAGATGTTCTGGTCCCGCATCCGCTAAAGCGTCTGCTGGTTTCCATCGGCTGGCCCACTGTCCATCTGGACAGAGGCTCAATCCACCTAGGCATCCGGGAAGTTCGCAAGATCTATTGACCTTGCCACCTACCTTTGGTAGGTATTTCCTGTTCCTAGCAAACCATCGCGCTCGCGCGACTTGGTTGAGATAGTTCTGCCATCCGACATCGTCCTTATACCCTACTCTCTTCATGAAGTAGGGGCCCTTGCCTATGGCTGGGTTGATGGGAGAACCGCCCTGAATGGGCTTCGTCTCTGGCGAAAGGGTACGCATTTTAATGGTATCGACAAAGAACTGTTGTTCATAGTCCAGCTTATGCTGCTTAGCGCCAAAGAGTTGAGTTTCAGGCAGTAGAACTGCAAGTTCCTCTGTAAATGAAGCGACAACCTTCGACCGTCGGTGTTTGGAGTGAGAGATTACCATATGGTTTCTCTCATGACATTCACCAATGAGGTCAAGGTAATGAGCGCTGCCAATGGCAGCGTGATCATCGCCAGCGCAGGAAAAAGACCGGGTCTCCTCAAAGAGGCGTCCCAGGACATTTCCACGCTTATTGTCGGTGACCTCCTGCAGTGTAGGAGGGCGACTCAGTTGGCTTTCATAGAAAGCCTCCTGTTCCGCGAGAAGGGACAATAGAGTTAGAGTCCCTTTTGTGCCTGGGTCTGCCATAAGGCAACCCCGGCATGTCTCTCTCGGCAAGTCCCAGTGGGGAAAGTCATCATTTGATGCTAACCCTTCTGGAGTTGACGGCCCGGCTTCTGAGGTTATTGCCTCTTGAGTCAGCACAGGGTCAATCTCAGTGTGCAGGGTGGCTTCGGACGTCGATCCCAAAGGATTCGCGCCTTCGAAGTGCCACTTGAGCATTGAGTATCTCAAAGAG